CCGGTCCTGACAGAGCTGAAACATGCTCACTATATTTTAATCCTTATGCAATCTCACAAGTCGGTTAAAGACCATCGCACTGTCCCCGGTAGACACGGACCCTTCTCTTGAGGAGCCACCCTGCTCCCCCCGAGGGAAACCCATGAATCCAGGGACCTCTAAATGGCCCCACCTCGATAGAGAGGCGATAAGGAGTTGCGTAAGAAAGATTAGCCCCCCTCCCGGGGGCCCTGGTCGTTGCTAACGATCAGGGAAGATAGGTCATACCCCCATGTTAACCAAACACCCGATTTCTCGGTTTCCACGGACTCCCCCTCCTCCCCTCACCAGAAGAGGGCCAGTGACACTGGGATCACTCCCAATGTATGGACATCGTACCTTACCTATCGTAAAAGGGTATACGAAAGAAGGTCGAGGGAGACGTAACGGTAACGCACTTACAACTCGGGCACTGTAACTTATCAGCAATCTGGTAAGCCATTACCTCACCAACAACTGGTGACAGTGGATACAGTGTAGACCGAGCAGTGCGGCCGTCCTAATCAAGCTCTAGTCCCTTTGGATAAGGAGCAGATGTAGGGCGTATCCGTGGGACACCTTCCGGTATCCCGAGTCCGAAAGTCTTTAGTCCTCGAGCTCGAATATTCTTCCACAGGCGGTAGAGATCGGAAAAGCGAGGTTCCAACTCTTTCTCTCGAGCCGTTGAAAGCTCTGAGAGTGGGATAGGAATCCTCGCCACCGTATTCTCTAACATACGTATCGATTGATACATAACGGCAGAAATCTGCCGCGCCTGGAGAGAAATACCGAGACGATGGAAATGGGTTATGGTATTACGAACTACTCCAATCCGTCTCTCTAGAATTACTAACTGTTCGTTAGTCCTAGTTGAATGGGCTCGGATGACGGGGTCCACAGAAGAGGTATACTCCGAAAAGAATACTTCTTTGTGTCGCCGATCAAGGACCTCTTCACATTGGTTGGTAAGCTCAAAGAGCGAATCCATCCACGGAGAGACCCAGGTCGACGCCTCATTTCCCCAGATTTGGGGAAGCTGAGGTCCTCGGCAGCCGGACCATTCTAACCAGTTCTTCTTAGAGAAGGCGGTTTGGGATTCCGGGTGCGTGATGATGACCAGAAGCGCGGCCAGGCGCCTAGGAAGAGTTTCCCAGGTAGAGCCTAGACGTGCCATGTTCTTCATCCCGACCCCAAAAGCTGCCATTGCCTGAGATAGCGAGGGTGTCCATCCAAGGTTTAACCATTGGCACATTGCGACGCATGCACTCAGCGATTGCTGAGACATGAGCCACAGGTTCCATGGTAAACCAGAGACATCCACACCTGAGCGGTAAAATCTTTTCGCGAACTCACCTGATCCGTTATTACTGATCAGAGACTTCGCTAATCCGATCTCAACGCCCAGGATCTCCATCACCCTCAGGTAGTGCTTCGCGACATTCTCGTTCCCAATGATAATGTCGTCACCAAGGACAGCGTAGCCCATAAACCAACCTTTTACTCCTGCTCTAGAAGCAGCAAACTGCACTATCGCATGATGCGTTAGAGCTAACATTGCCCAAGACGAGTAAGCCCCCATGGGCTGGCCAACCGCGTACCGGTAACGCGATGATTTATCATAAAGATGAATCGGATCGTCCGGACGATCCCTAACCGATGGTAGAAGCGCGTATTCGCGATCTACCAACAGGGACTTCCAGGCCTGAGCAAAGTTAGCATTAAACATCACCGCCAAAATGGATTGCTGGATCCGCACTGGAAGCCGATCAGTCGCTGCAGACAGATCAAAACTTGCTAAATACCCAGTTTTGTTCCTCTTGATCAAAGCCTTAACCGGCTTATGCTGATCAAAAGTACCATCACTAGGTATTCCCTTTAGCAAGTCAAAGATCGTATCATGCAACGGCTTCAGGGCAACCTGAGTCCAGTAATCGACCATAGCAAACACACGAACCTTACCCGCTGCCTCCAACTTGGTAGCCAATCTCCCGGCGAATGGATAACCTGTGGGATCATATGATGCCACAGCCTCCATTTTCGTCCAAAGAGATTGGGTTCCCTCGTATTGACCGCAATAATGCAGGTACCATGGAAGAGACTCACCCCAATTAGGGGGAATCTCATGACCCATATGCTTTGGGCCTGGTACATGCATCGCTCCGGTCACCCATATGTAAGCAGCCCAAGCCCTAGATGAGAAAGAACTCATCTGAGGTTTTGAGCATGCTCCACTCTGGGCAAGAGCGAGGAGTTCGGGTGCAGGTAATAGTGCAGGGTTCATCCCTTTATAGTTCTCATCTGTTACCTTTTCTAACCCCTTGAAGAAGTGGTCTTTTAACCACGTCTCCCAAGAAGAAAGAAAGGCAACAGAGAGTTCCACTCCGGGACGAGTAATGGTCTCCGTCTTGACCTCAGCAGGGTATTTCATTACTCTGAAGAGACCAAAGAGGGATAACCACAGCCGTAAAAGTTGGTCATCTCCGCGACGTATCCGGTGACGGTG